AGACAATCATCTGATTGAGTCATCTCATCATAGAGTTTGTCAAGTTTATACTCTTCTAAACACAATCTGCAGAATTTTATTGCTATAGAGGATAACCAGGATGACTGATTATTGTACACTCCGAGAACAAATCCTACTGATTTTACGAAGTTTCTTAACTCTAGAACCGTTTTGAACGGGCCATCTGATATTGAGCTATTCTTTATTCTCTCATTGTATTCCTCTATGACTGCTTTCAAGAATCCATTATAGTTTCGAGTTGACATATTCTTGTCTTTCACTGCATCTGTTGACTCCTCTAACTTATCAAGCATTTCTGACAGTCTTGGCGGCATCATTATCCTCCTTCGCTTCAATTTACCATGGCAATAGAGCACATATTCAAGCTCCATTATATCAAGTAAACCAGCGTGGTATAGACCATTTGCTGCTAAACTTAAAGCTTGCATCGGCATAGTATCCCCGAACTTCGTCTGATCTTTAGTGATGTATGTTATAAAACCATGATTATTCGTCGATGCTCTACAGGATTGCTGGTAGATCCTGTCATTAACCCTTTCAATCTTTATATACTTTTCGTCTCCGGCTATTGTGATTAAATCTTGGTCTACATGTTGTAATACTTTCCTCCAATAATCTTCAATGACTTTATTCTGATTTCTACTAGCTATAGTCTGTATAAAGAAGATTCTTTTTGGGTAACCGCTCTGTTCTTTATCTTTTATGATCAATATAGTATCACCCTCGTAGAAGATTGCTGATATAACTGCATCATCGGAAAGTGTTAGTTTTGTTCCTCCTATTCTTTCCTCTCTACCCAACTGTTCAAAAAGAGCTTCTATTATAGCCTCATTCATGATGGATGTTGCTTCTATACCCTCTACTTGATCCACAGTAATGTAACCCTTGTAGAGTGTCTTAGGAAGAGTAGACCTGGATTTCATATATTCCCTTCTTTGATCAGGATCCTTAATGCTAGCCATTTTCATTCTAACTATATCATCAGCACTCAGCTGTTTATTAACATAGTTGATGTACTTAGCCCATAGCGGTTCTTTCTTGCTAAGTGGTCCTTCTGTTGCTGCATCTAACATCGCTTGCTGACTGTATTCTAAAACTTGAATTGGTATTCCTACTCTAGACTTCTTACCTGTCGTTAGACTTTCAATATTAAGGAACAGCGAATTTTTCAGTGTGGGATCTACTTCCATTGATTCTTTAGCTAGTATGAGACTCATACCTTCACAAATCTCAGGATGATATGCCATATCAGTCCAATTAGTCCCGTTAGCTGTCAATACTTTGTCCATAAAGGGAACCATATCTATCTTTGTAGTTTGTGGAAATACGCTAGGATGGAAAGGACTCACTTCCCATGATTTCTGGAATCCCATCTCTGCTAAGAAACCCTCTTCCATAACCTTATCCTTACTGTATCCATCACTTTTTGGGATAACCTGCTTCAAGTACACCCTTGATAAGAATCCTTGGATTTTCTTAAATGGAGTCTTTGTTAAACAACAGATGACCTCACTGAATCGCTTATCTTTCATATCGTTATACATTATACTAAATTCAGTGTCAAGCTGGTCTAGTATGTAGCACACTCTCATATCTTTTCGAACAATGGCCGATACTTTCTTTTGTATCTCTTTTCTTCCGAAGTTGATATCCACTAGGGCACTTTTATAGTACAAGTAAACTATATCCAGAGAAAGCGTAAGTTGTCGACTTTGCCTCAATCCCAGACTATCGATAAACCCATTAGCTAATTTTTCGTTATTATCTAACATGGCTAGCTTAAGCCCAATCATTGACCCCAAAAATTCCTCGTAGTGTAGGATGTAGTCTAGCTGCTCACGAAACGGTTTACTAATGGTTATAAACCCAGTTCCTAGCGTATCATGAGCATAAGGTATCGTGCTAAATGGAAAGTTGTATTCAGATACAAATGGTCGTTCTTTGTGGAATCCAATAGCTATTATGAGCCCGCTAGTTTGCTCATTTGGAGGGTTTGTTCCAAGGATCAGCCATGGTTCACCCTCAGAGTGGGCAATCCCGAAGCTTCTCTTCTGAGTCTTTTTGTTATCACATAATGCTATTATATATGACTTATAGAACTTCCACTGTTCAAACATGTATCGTATCAATCTATCATTCAAAACCTTTTCGCTATTTTCT